TAGACATTCTACTGGACATAAACAACATAGACAGACTATACCAAGCACAACAGGAAACTAACGCAGGAATAATAAGCGCTACCGTGGTTCATGCCATAGTGGAACTTAAGACGGCTACAAGGCTAGTCGCTAATCATAAAACACAGACAGTCGATATGCAACGTAACGACGGAAGCTTCTCGTGCTTCTTAATAACTAAGGAACTGTTCGAAACGGTAGGAGAATTTGACGAAAACTTCATACCGGCATACTTTGAGGATGACGATTACCTAATAAGGGCAAACCAACTTAATCAAAAATGCTTGAGGTGTACTACGTCTTTCTTCTTTCACGACGTACAAGCAACACTAAAGGAGGATAAGACAACACAACAGGGGTATAATACTTTTATGAGAAAGAATCAGGAATATATTAACAAGAAGCATAATATTAATATCAAAATGTTCTAATGACCAAAAAGCTAGAAGTAAAGCCTGTTAAACTAAAAACCATCCAGTGCGATTATTGCGAGATGATGTTCACAAACACGAAGGGGCTTAATTCTCACAGGGGTAAAATACACGGCAAAGCTACCACACCTTTTAAGCCTTCTCCTAAAATGATAGAACTTTTGCGTGCAAAATTAGACATAGAAGTAAAACCCACGATAACTGCCGAGTGTAAAAAAATCGGCATAGATAGAAGCACTTACTATAATTGGTTTGGGGATGTGCGGTTCGTAGAGTGGTTTAATAAAGAGTGGGAGGAAGGCATGGCGAAGATGATTCCCTATTTGGACAAGGTGGGATTACAAAAGGCTTTACAGGACTTTAAATATTACGAGCTATTACAAATGAAGTTCGGCAACTATAAGCGTGCAGAGAAATCGGATACTAGCCTCGAAATAAAAGTAACTACTAACCGTGGCAACGATTGACCTCAATTTTAACTATCCAGACTTTATAAAGCCGGCACTATTTAATAATAACCGGATCACTACCATTGTGGCTGGTCGCCAAGTGGGTAAGACATATAACGGCGGTCAGTGGTTAACAGAAGAACTAATCACCGCAACAGAAGAAGAACAGTTAAACTATAACCTCGGAGGACTCTGGGTCGACACCACTAACGCAAATATAGACAAGTATGTTGATAGGGTTTTTAAGAAAATACTAAAACCCGTCTGGGAACTATGCCATTGGGAGGCACAGAAGAAAATTCTCCACTTGCCACCACTTAAACACCAACGTCCCTACATCGACTTCGGTTCTGCAGAACGTCCAGAGAACCTTGAAGGACAGGCCTATTATCGTGGTGTATTAAATGAAGCCGGTATTATACTAAAGAAGCCATCACTGTGGGACTCTACGCTGTCTCCGATGTTCAAGAATGAGTTCTCAAGGGTTAAGGTTGTCGGTACACCGAAGGGACGCAATAAGTTTCATAACCTTTCAGTAACCAATCCCAACTACCATTTTTCAGTATACGATTCACCATATTGGACTAAGGACGAAATAGAGTCAAAGAGAAAGACCACGCCTATTATGAATTGGAAGCAAGAATATCTTGCCGAGTTCTTAGAAAACACGGGTTCTATATTTCGTAACATTCAGGACGGTATTAAGGAAATTAGAACAAAGGATGGTGACTTGATGGCTATTGATCTTGCCAAGTATGATGACTTTACGGTCATAATGATTGGCAACTCCAAGACGAAGGAGGTTATCCACATTGAAAGGTTTAACCAAACAGATTGGGGATATCAGAAAAAGATGATCTACGAGCTATGGGGTAGATTTGGCAAGCCTAAAACTATCGTGGACTCTACTGGTGTAGGCGATGCAATCTATGACGATCTAAAGTCTGCAGGAATGAATATAATACCCTTTAAGTTTACGGCAAAGTCTAAGAAAGAGCTGATAGAAAACCTATCAATAAGTTTACAAAATAGTTCTATATTTTTTCCCAAAAATGATATGTTAATATCAGAACTTGAATCGTTTGAGTATACATTAACGAAGTCAGGTAACGTCATCATGTCATCACCAGAAGGTATGCACGATGATATGGTCATCGCATTAGCCTTACTCAATAGGATAATGCAAGATTATATACCGCTCGAAATATCTTTCGTCTAACTATGGGAATAATTGACAGGCTCAGAGGCAAATCACCAGAATTTAACATAGGAAAATTATCAAGCTCTCTACACACATGGGACGCAGTAACGCCGTCCACTCAATACCTCGATCAATATGAACACTGGACTTATAAGGCTATTAGGACTATCACGGATGGTATTTCAAAAAGCGAAGTAAAGCTGTATCAAAAAAAGGGCAAAGAGGTTACAGAACTGACACAGAAGAACAGCTCAATGCTTAGGGACTTGTACTACTTTAACCCGTTAATGAGTTACCACGAGGCTAGAAGAATCACCCAAGCTACATTACAGCTAACAGGCTCGGCGTTCTGGTATATGGTAGAAAGCGAACAGCCTAAACAAAAGGCCGACTTCTATATACTAGACTCACAGTCGATGTCGTTAGCTTATGACGAGTTTGGAATACCTAGTCACTATATTTATAGAACCGGGTCGGGATCACACCAAGACCTAAGCTTTAACGATGTAATAGCGTTTAAATTAGCTAATCCGAAGGACATATACAAGGGACATTCTCCACTTCAATCCGCCAGATACGCTCATAATATCGTAGAGCTAGGAATGAAATATAATATGAACGTGTTCGGTAACTCAGGCAGACCAGAAGGGTTCATGATTATAGATGGTGCTGGCCCAGAAGAAAGAGACCTCGTAGAGAGTAAGCTAAAGGAAAAGTTTGGAGGTGTACAAAACGCCAGAAAAATTGGTGTATTAAATAGGGTCGCTACATGGCTACCAATATCAGAGAAGCCAAAAGACTTGGACTATGCACGTTCAATCGAAATGTTCAGAGATCAGATACTTGCAATATTCGGCGTTCCCAAGACTTTGGTTGGAATCGAGGACGCAATAAACGCAAACGCAGCAGAAGCAATGAGGGTGTTTCAAATGTACACCCTTGAGCCTTTAGTGGCCTTAGAAGTGGAAGTGTTGACTAATCAATTGATACCTAAGTATCACGGAATGATTATACCCGATATGTACTTCAAAGCAGACGACGTAGTAGAAAGCGACAAAAAGCTTGATGCAGAAGTTGCCTCAGCATTATATAGTGCAAAGATTATTACCATAGACGAAGCAAGAGAGCAGGTAGGACTTGAGCCACTAGAAGAGAATCAGTTGCTAGAGCCGAAAGAAGAAGTAGAAGAGAAGCCAGAAGAACCAGTCAAGAGTGAAGAGATTGAAAAGAAGCTGACGGCAATAATGAATAGGATTAAAAACATAGATGAAGACCTCTCAAGAGTTCCCGAAATAGAAGAACAGAAGAAAAACAGAAGGGATGAGATGCGCAAGTTCTTTGAGAACGAGCAAGACGAAAGAGAATTAGTGTTCAGAAAAGATTTGTGGTCGTTCTTTAGCGGTCAAAGGGAAAGAGTGCTAAAATCACTGGTCAAGAAGAAGTCACTGTCACTTAAAGGCTCGGTAGATTGGGAACAAGAAGTGGCTATAATGCTTGATCTGTTTAACAAAAGATACGAAGCAGAAGCTAAGAAGGCAAACGCTATTGCTAATGAACTTATAGGACAACAGGCAGAAATATCAGAGAAGTCACAGAAGGCTATTAATGAACGGTTGCAGTTTTTTGCAAAGGAAACAAACAAAACTACACAAGAAAAGATTGAGAAAATTATAGCCAACGGTGTAAGAAACAGCACAAACCCCATAGTAGTAGCAGACGAACTTAATCTTGTACTGTCTGGATTCATGGAAGGCGAGGCTAATATTAAGCTATTAAAGGACTTGGGTGTATACGTTGACGATACTAAGATCGCAAGCACTGGGACAATAAACAGAAACCGAAACAGGTTTGAAAAAATGTATAACACAATTAGTGAACTAGAAGGTGAAAAGAAGATGGACGCACTCAAAGCCTTATATGCGATCACAGACGAAAACGATCCAGTAGCTCTAGCGATTAGAGATAACATCAAAAAGACCTATGGTATAGGAGTCGACGACACTAAGCTATCTAGGTTATGGACAATCGCAAGAACTGAAATAGGGGCAATACAGAGCGAAATTCAATACGACAACTACAAGAATAGCGGAGTAGTGCAAAAACTTGAATGGCTAAGCGCTAGAGATATGTTTGTAAGAGGATTAGATATTAAGGATGTTTATGATCATGCGTCTGCAGATGGTCAGGTTGTATACATTGGAGAAAAGTTTCTAGTCAGTGGTGAATTGTTGGAAAGACCGCATGATCCTGCAGGGAGTATTGGTAACACAATCAACTGTAGATGCGTAGCTATACCAAGACTAGATTAAAATGAATAAAATATTTGAACGATACACAAGAGCGGTTAATTCAAAGCCCATAGTAAAGAGGGACCATACCAAAAACGGAGAGTATATTGTTTTCAAGGGTAGTGCGGGTAGGGATGGGAATACACCGAGAAAAGGAATTGATTACTATACAGAAGCAGAGATTAACGAGCTGATAGGACAGATTCAAAGCAAGATAGTTGTACCAAGCGTTGATATTAATGAATTAAAGAGAGATGCGACCAAGAGATTGAGGGAAATGTTAATCGAGCTAGAGATTGAGCCGGCATACATTAGGGACTTATTAGAAAGACTAAAGGGTGACGAGAGATTGGACGCAAAGGCAATAAAGAACATTGACAAATACTCAAAGACGCAACTGATAGGAGTTGGCGGAGGGGCAAACCTAAACGGAAGGGTTTACTTCTGGGGGATTTATAGTAGTGATCCCAGTGTCGCAGCAGACAACGGGGATGAATACTATAATAGTTCAGAAGAGTTACTCTACAAGTATATAAACGGGGTATGGGTAGCAATTAGCGGTGGTACGGTAGTAGGAGATGACAACTTTGTATTTGAAGACGGAAACAATTTTATATTTGAAGACGGTAATAATTTTACTTACGAAACATAATGGCAGATATTAAGTTAACAGCACAAGACGCACTAGCAGAAACACCGGCATCGGGTGACTTACTCTATATAGTAGACGTAAGCGACACCACGGACGGCGTGAGTGGTAGTTCTAAGAAGATAACACGCACTAACTTAGTGGGTGGTCTCTTCGACAAGACTGCAGACGATCTTGACGACATAACTGCCGGAGCAACTAACAAACATTTTACGGCGACAGACGAAACTAAACTAGACGGAATAGAGGCCTTAGCGGACGTAACCGACGCAACCAATGTAGCAGCAGCAGGTGCGACAATGGACAGTGAGTTAATTGCGACTTCTGCCGGAGCAGCAGACGCTGGGAAACCTATCAAATTAGACGCTGCAGGACACGTTGACGCTACGATGATAAATGATGCCGATATTAGCCTTGATAACGTAACCGAAGGCTCTACGAACAAATATTTTACATCTACAGAGAAGACTAAGCTTTCCGGAATAGAAACAGGTGCAGATGTTACGGATGCTACCAATGTTAGTGCCGCAGGTGCTGCGATAATAACATCGGGTGCGGGCGTTCCAGGCTCAACACCCTCTAAAGTCGGGGACATTTATATCGATACTACAAACGACAACGCATACATTGCGGTAGGGACGGCCTCTAGCAGTGACTGGGAAATATCAAACGACGGAGCTGGCGGCGGTATTTCAGATGGGGATAAGGGAGATATTACGGTCTCTGGATCAGGGGCAACTTGGACAATTGACAATGACGTAGTAACGTATGCAAAGATGCAGAACGTAAGTGCTACAGACAGGATTTTAGGTCGAGACACTACTGGGGCAGGCGATGTGGAAGAACTAGCTCCTGCAGATGTTAGGACAATGTTAAATGTAGAAGACGGCGCTGACGTGACTGATGCTACAAACGTGGCAACAGCAGGGGCAGTAATGGAGGGTGATACATCAACAGCATCAATGAGCTTCGTTGTAGATGAGGACAACATGGCCTCTAACTCTGCTACCAAGCTGGCTACACAACAGTCGATCAAAGCATATGTGGACACGGCGATCGGAACAACCGTACTGGATAGTGAATTAATCGCAACTTCGGCGGGTGCAGGGGATGCGGGAAAACCTATCAAGTTAGATGCGGCTGGTCATGTGGACGCAACTATGATTAACGATGCAGACATAAGTCTTGATAGTGTTACAGAGGGTAGTACTAATAAGTTCTTTACAAGTACGGAGAAAACTAAACTTTCTGGAATCGAAACCTCGGCGGACGTAACTGACGCTGCTAATGTAAGTGCGGCGGGTGCTCCAATTATAACTTCTGGGGCGGGTGCTCCTGGCTCAACACCAGCAAAAGTAGGCGATGTATACATTGACACAACAGGAGATGACGCATACATAGCAGTAGGAACGGCATCAAGTGCAGATTGGGAGAAGTCTAACGATGGTGCAGGTGGTGGAATCTCGGATGGCGATAAGGGTGATATAACAGTCTCTGGGAGTGGTGCTACATGGACAATTGATAACGACGTGGTCACTTATGCCAAGATGCAAAATGTATCTGCTACGGATAGAATACTTGGAAGAATCACAACAGGGGCAGGAGATACAGAAGAACTCACGGCGGCTAATGTAAGAACGATAATCAATGTAGCGGATGGTGCAAATGCTTATGTACACCCAAACCATAGTGGAGATGTAACTAGCGTGGCTGATGGTGCTACTACCATAGCTAATAGTGCGGTAACTCTAACCAAGATGGCTAACCTTGCTCAGAATACCATCATTGGCAGGATTACGGGTTCGACAGGTGTGCCAGAAGCAATCACCGCAGCTAATGTTAGAACTATTATTAACGTAGAGGATGGGGCAGACGTGACAGATGCGACAAACGTAGCAGCTGCAGGGGCTGTTATGGAGGGCGACACATCTACGGCATCAATGAGTTTCGTGGTTGACGAGGACAATATGGCTTCTAATTCAGCTACCAAACTTGCCACACAGCAATCAATTAAGGCTTATGTTGATGGTGCGGTTGATACAGATGTTGCAACCCATGCCGGATTGACAGAGACGCATGGTGCAACAGGGGCAGTAGTGGGAACAACTAATACTCAAACACTATCAAACAAAACACTTACAAGTCCAAAGGTAACCGCCTACGATGGTATCTATGTTGGGACATCTAAGATAGTGGAACTCGGAACATGGGGTACACCGGCCAATTACATACTCTTGGAAACATCAGAGACTGGGAGTGGCGCAGTGGTAGCATCTGCTGGCTCTGATACCAACATTGATCTGGCATTAACAGCCAAGGGGACTGGCGTGGTTATGGCCGATGGTGTAGAGGTAGCGACCATATCTGGAACACAAATACTCACAAACAAAACACTAACGAGTCCGAAGATAAACGAAGATGTTGTAATGACCGCTAGTGCGACAGAATTAAATGTGTTAGATGGAATACCCGCAACACTTACGGCTACCGAATTAGGTTATGTGGATGGAGTAACTAGTTCGATTCAAACCCAACTCGGAACGAAGGCAGCCCATGCAACAACAATAACAATAGCGGGAACTGCCAGCGAAATAACATCATCGGCTGGTGCGCAAGACTTATCAGCGAACAGGACATGGACACTATCCTTGCCAGCTACTATCGACCTTGGTGGCAAAACAAGTTTAGAAATACCGAATGGGGCAGGCGGCACGACAGT